CTTCTAGAAAAACTAACACTACAACAGTACCATACAAAGCTTTTGACTTTATAGTGCCTACTAATGCATCTTTCCCTGAAAATAATCGTTGGAGAGTAACATTTGTGTCGGATAATAGTTTGTTAATAAGAAGTTTATTTGAACAATGGAGCAATATATTATATGATCCGGTTACTAACGAATCTACATTAGTAGCTAATAACTTTGCGCCTTGTAATTTAACAATAGAAGTGTTAGACGATACAGACAGTGTAGCACGCAAATATAAACTATATGGCGTTTTTCCAGTACTTGTAGAAACTGCGGATTATAGTATTTCTGAAAGTACTGCTGTATCCAAACTACCAGTTACATTGGCTTTTCAATATTTTGATAATTTACAACACGGTTCAATTAAAGTACGCTAAATAATAATATGGCTGATTCTACATTTCAAACATTAAACAGTTTTTACTCAGCTGTACAACAGTATGGATTTTCACGAGATTTTCAAGCTCGGGTAGATTTGCTTAAAATTAACGGAAATGTGTATCCTTCAGATGGGTTATTATATATTAAAAATTTTAGCATACCTGGTACTAAGAAAGCTGTAGCATCAGTAAAGTATCAAGGCGTAGACATACACTCTCCAAGTACAAGAGACTATGGAGATAGCAAAAATTGGGATGTAACGTTTTATGTTGACCAAGCCTTACAGTTTAAATATTGGTTAGAGAGATCATTAACTGATAGTGCAATAGGTAATTCAGGTTTTTCTGGTTACCCGATCGGAGATACCAGTCTCGCGGGTTCGACACTAATACCTGCTAAAGATAATGTGGCTCAAGTTTCAGTTTATAATGATCAATTACAGCCTGTTGTTACATATAATATTACAGGTCTTTTTGTTATTGACATGCCATCTATATCTTATAGTTTAGATGGAGCCGGTAAACAACAAGAAGTAAAGGTTAAATTTGGCTATCAAATATGGGAATACTCTAAAGCGCCTACTAAGAACAATTCTAACTTGTTTGAAGCAGAATAGTACTTGTTAAGAAAACATTAAAATGACTAACACTGATTTTTTAAATGGGATATTATCAAACCCTGATTTTCATATACCAATTGAAGCTAATTTCGTGGTAGGGTTTAATAATCTTAATGCACAGACAGGAATATTAAAAAATTTAAGTACGAATTATACTGATATAATTCCTGATAAGTTAGATGTAAATAATCACTTAAAATATTGGGAACAAAGTAAACTAAATAATGATGATATTTTTTTCGCGAACAGTGTAACATTACCCGGAGAAACAGTTACTACTAGTAGAGCAGGCTTTTCTTCAAATGGAGACGGGTTGTATGGTAGTTTATTATCTGGCCCGATTTTAACCGGGCGTTCTAATACTTCAAATATTGACATTATGTTTCTTGAAACAAATCAATCGTTCGTCGATTATGTAATACGTCCCTGGGTAGTAGCTGCAAGTCATTACGGTTTAACAGCTAAAGATACTGGTTCAACTCAAAATTTTAAAACAACAATAACAGTAAATTTTTTAAATAAAATTTTAGTATACGGTAGAAGCGAAATTCGTAAAACTTTTACATTTCAAAAAGCAGTACCGGTGAGCGTAGAAGGCGGTACTTTTAGTTATGGTGGTAATAAAGCTAATGTTCGTAGTATTAAAACATCCTGGATATACTCTACATACGAGGTAAGTTAATACGTAATGTCATTTAAGTTAAATGCATTTTTACCTAGCAAACAGCAAGAGGTACAAATTAAAGAGCTTTGTTATAGACAATATAGAGAGCTAGTTAAGAGCCTGCACAATACTGATAAGAGAGAAACAATCCAGCAGTATAACTCTATATTAGAAGATTTATGCCCGGATATAGTTGGTAAAGATATAACATTTGAAGATAAACTTTCCTTGTTATTAACTGTGCGTAATTACTGTGTTAGTCCGGATTTAAAATTAAAATGTACACTGCCGGATCAAAGTATATTTAATTACACAGTACCAGTAGAAACAGTACTTAAAGCTGTTAATACTATTAATAAATCCGGTACGATAAGTCATAATAATATAATAGTAGAGTTTACATCTTATAAAGTACGAGATGAGTATGTTTTTTCAGGTAATAACAAAGATATAAATGTTATCTTAGCGTCTCACATAGATACTATAAAAACAAATAATAATACGGTATATTTTAAGGATTTGTTAATTAATGAAAGAATACAAGTGGTCAGCGCATTACCGTTTGCACTTACAAGTTTATTGCAAGTTAAGTTATTGGAACTAAACACCCTTTGGGAAAATACGGAACTTTTAACAATAACTAATCCAGTTAATAATGAAGTAATTTTAAAACTAACAGGTAATATAACGTTTGAGGTATTGCAAAAAATGATAGAGTTTCTCTTTACTGAAAATCTCAATAATGTTTATCGGTCTTTTTATAACATGGTAAAATATGGTACTTTTGATGCTAACTATATAGACAGTATTACACCAGTAGAACTTCAAGTATACTGGATGTATTTTATGCAAGATCAAGAAAAATCAAAAAACAGAGAAAAACCTTCTGGCGGGTTTAACTTACCTGAAACAACTAAAAATACAGAACTCGGCTTTTAATATAACAAATCTATGAATAACACTAATCTTTTATCTTTACTTAATGATATTACCGAAACTACCTCGTTTGATATTTTTATACCTACTTTACAGAGAGAGGTTACATTTAAACCTCTAACTACAAAGCAGCAGAAAGGCTTCTTTACATGTATAAAGGATAATATTATTTATAATACTCGTTTTGTGATGTTGACGCATAATATAATTAAAGAAAATTGTAAAGAACCAGAAATTTTAAACCTATTAACAGTATTAGATAAAGAAGTAATTTTACTTGCATTAAGAAAAAATGCTTTAGGGTCTTATATTAAGACTTCAGGGGTTAATATATCAATTGATAGCTGCTTAGAATATTCTAAAACTATAACTTTACCTGCAAACGAAGAAATAATTTATAACAACATAAAAATAGAACTACAGCCTGCATTAATGGTGGATCAGTATAATATGGAAGAAGAGTTGCGCGATACTTTAAGAGACGAAAAGCTAACATTAACTGCAATAGCTAGTGATATAGTTTTAAATAGCTTATGTAAAATAATTAAGAATATGTGGGTAAACAAAAATGGAGAATTTATTAACATAAATTATAGCGAATATAACTATAAAGACAGGATAACATTACTAGAAAATTTGCCGTATAGTTTTTTAGAAAAAATACAGGAATATAGTACTAAAATCACTATTATACAAAATAAGTTGAAAGAAGTCGCTTTTGATTCAGCCACCACTGTTCGAGTATCTATAGATACGGATTTCTTTTTAACTGGTTAATTAAAACCTGAGTTTATACTCTAAGTATTCTATATGAATGATGAAGCAATAGTTAATTTAACAGCAGCTGTGGAGTTGTTGCAAAAAACGATTGCTCAATCTCCTAACCAAAATACAGCTTCCCAACAAGGCTTACCTTCTACTGGCGTTAGTGAGATAGTTGAAGGATTTAAAAGTTTAAAAAATGAACTTACAGAATTAAGAGGAGACTTAAACGTAAAATCGTTTGTAGATAAACTTTCTAGTAATTTGGAGGTTAGTGAAAAAGAACTTAAAAAAATAAGAAATGGTCAAACTATTCAAACAGAGTCTACAAAAGAAGCACAAGCGGTATCAACTAAATTATTAAAAAATATTGATGAGTCGTTAAAAGGGTTGAAGGAGAATTTTAATAAAGAAGTGTTCGGGACAATAAAAAACGAAATACAAGCGAAACAAAAACAATTTGAACAGAGCTCTGAAGGGCGTACATATTTATCAGAAAAAACTCAAGCAAATCAACAAGCAGATATGTGGAGATCTGCTACAAAAAAAGGACTATTTGCAGCTTTAGGCTTATCTGAAGTAGCAGACAAAGTCGCGACTGCTTGGGAAGAAACTGTAATGAAAGGGCTTGACGCAAAGTATTCGGAAAGCGCTGCAAAGGTAAAGTCGATAGAAGAGGATTACAAAAAATTAGATCAGCGAATTAAAGAAGAAGAGTTAAAAGAGAAAGGTTTGACTAAAAAGCAGGTTGAACAAGGGGTTGCTGCTTATAAAGCAGAAGACAGTATAACGTCTGAATCTATTTTAA